GCGTGGTATGAGTAAATCTTATACTACTGGTATTTATGCTGTGCTTGATGCGATATTAAATCAGGGAGTTGAGACTGGTATATTGTCACGCTCATTTCGTCAGTCAAAAATGATCTTCAAAAAGATAGAAGATATTGCTGCCAAACCAGAAGCCTATCTTTTAAAACAATGCATTACAAAAATATCCAAATCTAATGATGAATGGGTAATGGAGATTGGTAAGAGCCGTATTCGCGCTTTGCCATTAGGTGATGGTGAAAAGCTGCGCGGATTTCGTTTTCATCGTATTATTATTGACGAGTTTTTATTGATGCCTGAACGCATTTATAATGAAGTCATTGTACCATTTTTGTCTGTAGTTCAAAACCCAACTCAGAGAGAAGAATTATATAATCTAGAATCACAATTGATTGCTAAAGGAGAGATGACTGAGAATGACAGATATATCTGGCCTAATAATAAATTAATTGCATTATCATCTGCATCTTTTAAATTTGAATATTTATATAAGCTATACGAACAATATGATAACTTAATATTCAATCCTAAAAATAATGAAAAAACAAAACGTTGTATTATGCAGTTTTCTTATGATTGCGCTCCAGTTCAGCTATACGATCAAAACTTAATCAATCAAGCTAAAGCTACGATGAGCGAGTCTCAGTTTTTGCGAGAGTTTGGCGCACAATTTAGTGATGATAGTTCAGGATATTTTAAAATATCTAAAATGGCTTTATGTACGGTTCCTGATGGTGAGCTTCCTTCTGTAGAAGTTGTTGGTTATCCAGAAGATGAATATATATTAGCTGTTGATCCTTCATGGTCAGAAACAGAATCTTCTGACGATTTTGCAATTCAAGTATTAAAAATAAATAGAGAAAAACAAATGAATACTTTAGTTCATTCTTATGCTCTTTCTGGATCTTCATTAAAAGATCATATTAAATACTTTTTATATTTAATACAAAACTTTAATGTAGTTGGCATTTGTATGGACTATAACGGTGGCGTTCAATTTATGAATTCTTGTAACGAGAGTGAGTTGTTTAAAGATGCTAAAATAAATCTCAAGCCAATAACAACTGAGTTCGAACGACCTGAAGAATATACGCAGAACCTTTATTCTGCAAAAAGTGAGTATAACAGATCAGATTTCAAATACGTCTTCTTAAGAAAACCAACTTCTGGTTGGATAAGAGTGGCAAATGAAATGTTGCAAGCTAATTTTGATCATCGTCGAACTTATTTTGCTAGTAGAGCTATAGATGATAATTTTAGAAATCAAACTAAGAAGCATATTGGTATTACAGATCTTAAATTTTCTAATGCTTTAGATACTGAAAAAGAAAATGAAGAAGCTAAGATGATTGACTTTGTTGAACATTTATCAGATATGATTTTGCTTACAAAAACAGAGTGCGCTCTTATACAAATAACAACTTCGGCACAAGGTATGCAAAATTTTGATCTTCCAGCTAATTTAAAACGTAAATCTGGACCAGATAAACCTAGAAAAGATAGCTATTCTGCATTAGTATTAGGTAATTGGCTTTGTAAAATATTCTTCGATATGAGTAATGCTCAGGTTGATGACGTTATGGATACTTTCGAACCGATATTCATAGCTTAAAGTTAAAAAGTCACTTTTAAAGTTACAATGTGTAACTATTATTAACATGAGTCGCAAATACACAAAAAAGTCAGGATATTGGGACAAATTTTCTTCAGGTAATTCTGAAGGACCACAACCATTGGAAAATTTAATGCAAGCGCAACAAGATTCTGAACCTAATTTTGTTGGTGAACCATTTTATACTCATGAAACTCGCGCATCAGATGGAGATAGAAACGGTGGTGGTGGTAGCGCCGAAACGACTTTAAGAAGAAATTTGGCATATGTAGGGCCAAAAATTTATAAATACGCAAATATTCGTGAAGGTATTTTACCTTTCGAGACCTCGATTAATGGATATAATATTCGTGATGCTATTGAGCTTTGTCAGAAAGCTTATGCGAATGTTGCTATTTTCAGAAATGCTATTGATATCATGTCTGAATTTGCTAATGCAGAAATTTATTTAGAAGGCGGAACTCAGAAGTCTAGAGATTTTTTCCAAAAATGGATGAAATCTGTAAGAATGTGGAATGTTAAGGATCAATATTTTCGCGAGTATTATAGAAGTGGAAATGTATTTTTTTATAAGATAAACGCTAAATTTGAAATCGACGACTTTCAAAAAATTCTAGAAACATATGCTAACTATGATGGTCAATCATATACAACAGATGTAAGCTTATTGCCTTATCCAACTCCTTATGATGTTAAGAATAGAATTCCAGTTCAGTATATTTTAATTAACCCTTATTTTTTAACAGTTAATAGATCAAGCAGTTGGAAGGTAATGTTGTATCAAAAGATACTTTCCGAGTATGAATTGGAAAGACTTCGCACACCAAAAAATGATCATGATAAAATGATCTTTGATTCACTTGATGAACAAACTCAAAATAAGATTAAAAATGGTCAATGGGCGCGTGATGGTCTTAAGATACAATTAGATCCTACTAATATTGTATATTCTTTTTATAAAAAGCAAGATTATGAGCCTTTTGCTATTCCGTTTGGATTTCCTGTGCTTGATGATATTAACTTCAAGTTAGAAATGAAAAAAATTGATCAAGCTATTTGCCGCACTATCGAAAATGTAATTCTTCTTATTACTGTAGGAACAGAACCAGCTAAAGGTGGAATTAACCATAGAAATATCAAAGCAATGCAAAATCTTTTGAACAACCAATCTGTTGGTCGCGTTCTAGTTGCTGATTATACTACTAAAGCTGAATTTGTTATTCCTGACATGCATAAAGTTCTTGGTTATGAAAAGTATAAGATTGTTAATGAAGATATCAAAGAAGGGTTGCAGAATATATTGATTGGTTCTGAAAAGTTCGCTAATACAACCGTAAAAGCGCAAGTATTTTTTGAAAGACTTAAAGAATCAAGAAATGCATTTATAAATGACTTTTTGCAACCAGAGATAGAAGCTATCTTTAAAAATTTAGGATTCAAAGGCAAATGTCCTAAAGCTAAATTCGAAGAAGTCTCTATAAAAGATGAAACTCAATTCAACAGAGTAGTCACAAGAATGATGGAGTTGGGCATCCTTCCTCCTGAACAAGGTCTTAAAGTCATTGAAAGTGGTATTTATCCTACTGAAGAAGAGTTGGGTGCTGCTCAAGCTAAATTCCTAGAAGATAGAAAGAAAGGATTTTATAATCCAATGGTTGGAGGAGTTCCAGTTGTGCCTAGTGATTCAAATAGTGAACCACCTTCTCAGCAAAATACTAATCCAAATCAATTCAATAAAAAGAATGTTCCAAAAGAAAAAGGTCGTCCTATGGGAGCTAAGGCTTCCGTGTTTGCCAAAGATGCTATAGCTAAAGTATTAAATCAAACTAAAGTGTTGAATGCTGCTGTAGAAGTAGCTTTAAAGAAAAAATATTCTAAAAAGACTTTGTCTTCAGATCAAAGAAAATTAGCTGAAGGTATTACAGAGGCTATTATTGTTGGATGTGAAGGTGTTTCATGGAAAGAAAAAGCTGAAGCTGTTGTAAACGATCCAACTTTTCTTGATAAGCTTTCTATACTTCCAGAGATTCAAGAAATGGCTTCAGAACATCAATTGGATACATATGCAGCAGGATTGTTATATCACAGTACAAAGCTTTCTGTGTAAAATATTAATAATATGTTCCTTTACAAAACATCATTTGAGAATATCGTTACTGCTTCTGTCAATTTTGATAGAAACATTTTGCTATCTCAAGCTTCACTAGAACCTCTAAAGTCTTTAATTCCATCAACCGTAAATTTGGATAAGAATGTTGATTTAGTTGGTGCAGCATTTAACGCTGCTGTTGTAAATCGTTTTAATAAAAATGGTGATGGTATCGATACGAATACCGCAATTGCTTTTAAGAAATATTTTATTCATAAGCCAACAAATATTGAGCATAAAAAGCAAAGAGTAGTTGGTCACATTGTTAATTCCGCTTTTTCTTCTTATGGTGATAATAGAATTTTGTCAGATGAAGATGTTAAGGGAAGTTTAGATCCATTTAATATTGCCCTAGCCGCTGTTGTTTATAAAACAGTTGATCGTGAATTTGCAGATGCTCTCATGGAATCAAACAATCCAGATTCTAATTTATTTGAAAGAATAAGCGCAAGTTGGGAAATTGGTTTCAATGAATATTATATTGCAGTTGGAAGTTTGGATTTGAAGAAAGCGGAAATCATTACAAAAAAGGAGCAAATAAGCGAATTCAAAAAATATTTAAAAGGATTTGATGGTCCTGGTACTATGAATGATGGAACTCCAGTTTATAGATTAGTTACTGGAAGAATATATCCTTTAGGCATTGGTTTTACTAGTAATCCAGCCGCAGATGTTCAAGGAGTTGTGGTTGATGATGGTGAGTCAGAATCAATTAAGCAAGATACAGAAGCTGAACAAAATGAATGCATCGAAGTAAATTCACTAGATTTACTAGACTTAAATAACAAAATATTTTCACAAGAACAAATTAACACTGTAAATAATACCAAAACTAAAATTATGGATTTAGAACAAATTATATCTGCACTAAAAGCGGTTCTTGCCGCTGAAAAGCAAGACTCAAACAAGTTTACTGAAGAAGCTGTAGCTTCTATTTCAGCTAAAATCGCTGAAAACATTAAACTCAAGAACGAAGAAATCAAGCAAGACATGGAAAAAGCTGAAACAGAAAAAGCTGAAGCCATTTCACAAGCTGAAAAACTAAAGAAAGATCTAGAAGAGAATAACAAAAAACTTTCCGAAACTGTAGCTAAGTTGAATGAGTTGGAAAGCACAATGTCTGCTAAGGCCGCTCAAGAAATTTATAGTTCTAGAATGAGCCTTCTAGATTCTGAATACGATTTCGACGACATTGATCGTCAATATCTAGCTAAGGAAATTTCCGCTCTAGATACCACTGATGAAGCTTTCGCTTCATATAAAGAAAAGCTTGCAGTTGTCTATAGACACAAGAGCAAGTCTTTCAAGACAGAACAAGAAAAAGCTTTCCAAGAAAAGTTAGAAGCTGAACTAGTAAAGAGAATGGGTAAGGTTCAACACCAAGCTCAAGCTAATACTAGCAAGGAAGTAGTTGAAAAGGTTGTTGAGGTTGAAACAGCTTTGGCAAATGCCAAACGCGAAGAGCCAGCAGTACCTAATGAAACTATTTCTCCAACAGAAAGCCAAGTTTCTTGGAAGGAAAGACTTCAAAAAGCTTTCAGTAAAGAAAATATCACAGTTAAATTTTAAAATATATGTCACTACGTTTATATCCATTCAGACAATATAGCGAATTTGATGTTGTAAATCTATTCGCAAGCGACACTGCTGACTCTGTACCATCTACAAATGGTAACGGTTCAGCTGGTGTATTCGTTAAGGTTTCAGCCGGTAATATGGATCTTGATCCTATTACTTATGCTGCTAATTCTTATCTCGGAAATACTGACTATCCATTCCTTGGTGCTGCTCAGTATCCTTCCGTTCCTCTAACTTTCACTGCGGCTACCGCTGGTGTTCCAGTTCTAGGTTTGACCCTCAACCAAACACTACTCACTGATGAAAATGGTGAGAAGTTGCTCTATAATCCAATCAAGAGAGCCGAACTACAAGCTGTTCTTTCTGGACAAGCTGTTCCTGTAGCTACCCGTGGTATCTTCACACTAGCTGATACAGCTATTGACTGGGTTGATGCCAACATGGCTCCAAATTCTCACTTGGCTATTTCTGCTAACGCTGGTAAGGCTACTGGTTATGCTGCAAGCGCTATTTCACCACTCACTGGTCAATACAGCATCATCGGTCGTGTACTAGCTACTGGTACAAGAATTAGTCAAAACGGTAAGAGCGATTATTTCGCTGGTACTGGTACTGCTGGAGCTAAGTTCGCTCTAGTTCAAATTGATTGTACATCATCTTACACCATCTAATTTTAAATATTTAAGAACATGAAAATCGTTTTAAAGAGAACAGATGAACAAGTAGAGCTAATCAAAGCATTGGCTTCTAGAAACCGTGAAGTAGCCTACGAAGCTCAAGTAGCTTTGGCTGAATTCATTGGTCCAGTTTTGGCCGAAGTTATTAATAATGCTCCAACTATCTCTAACTTGTTCACAAGCCTTCAGTTCAATTCTGAAGATAATCCCTCAATTCCTCTAGATCTCTATTATGACATCTTCGATGAGGACTATATCAAGGTATACAGCCAATCAGTTGCTGGTGGTCTACCTCAGAACATCGTTCAGCCTCTTTCTTCCGAATTGAAGATTGCCACCTATCGTCTTGATAGCGCAATCGCTTTCGACAAGAAGTATGCTGCCAAGAGCCGTCTAGACGTAGTTAGCAAGTCTTTCACCCGTATTGCTCAAGAAGTCATGCTCAAGCAAGAAAGAACTTCTGCTAACCTCTTGATGACTGCTCTAGCTAACGCTTCAACTGGTAATTCCAGCACTGCTTCTGATAATTACCATGCTTTCCGTTCAGCCGCTGCTGGCCGTTTCACTCTAAACGACTTGAACAAGTTGTTCACCAAGATTAAGCGTATCAACGCTTCATTCGTTGGTGGTACTCCTTCTGGCGCTCGTAGAGGTCTAACTGATCTTATCGTTTCTCCAGAAATCGTCGAAGAAATTCGCGGTATGGCTTATAACCCAGTAAACACAAAGGGTTCTCTAGCTGCTGCTGCTGGATCTAACAATACAGCAACAACCGCTCCTCTTGCCGCTACCGATGAGATTCGTAATCAAGTATTCAGCCAAGCTGGTCTAACTGAATTCTTCGGAGTTTCTATCATGGAAATTCTCGAATTTGGTGTCGGCAAGAAGTTCACCACAATCTTCGATACTGTCGCTGGTTCTACTGCTTATGCTGATAACTACGCTATTAATGCTAACAGTGGTAATCCTCAAGCATTCCAAGCTACTGAACAGATCGTAGTTGGTCTCGACAGATCACGCGATGCTCTCGTTCGCGCTGTCGCTGTTGATGCTGATTCTGGTTCTGAGTTCACACTCACTGCCGATGATCAGTATACTCTCCGTCAAGGTAAGATCGGTTACTATGGTTCAGTTGAAGAGGGCCGCATGGTTCTCGACAACCGCGCTCTAGTTGGCTTGATTGTCTAATATAAAATAGTTCGTCATAAATTAGGCGTTATCCGAAAGGGTAACGCCTTTTTTATTGAATATTATTAATTTTATCTAATATAGTATATGGCTAAAAAGTCGCAAAAGAATACTTCAAAAAAGCAAGCTCCAGAACAACCAAAGAAGTCAGAGCTAGACAATCTAACTTTGGCGGATGGAAAGGTAACTAATGTTGATCCAGATATTGAAAAGGTAAAAAAGCTAGAAGAAATTCTAGGAATTAAAAAGAGCAATCCATTTGGCACTTCTAATCTTGAAGTGTTCAGGGAGAAGCTTAAGGAAATGACGCTAATTGATTTGCAGCATATGTGCGAAAAGATTGGTATTTTTGCTAGTGGTTCAAGACAAGATATTCGTGACAAGTTGTTGCGCGAGTTTAAGTCTACTAACAAGGGTACTATTTCTATGCTAGTTCAAAATCCAGCAGTAATTTTAGACCCAAATAATCCAAAGCATCAAAAAACTTTGAAGATATTAGGAGAGCTTTAAAACGACAAACCCACAATAAAATGTGGGTTTTTTAATGTCTCTGTTTTTGATATAAAGTGTAATAGATAACAAATGGCAACTCAGTTATCAGTTATAAGAGGTGATACTTTTCCAACAGAAACAGTAACTGTAACTTCTGAAACTTTAGATTTTACTAATATAACTTGCACTGGACAAATTCGTCCGCATCCAGATGGATATTTGTTATATACTTTTGTGCCAACAGTTATTTCAGGATTGAATGGAACTGGAGTAGTTCAATTTAGTATTCCATCAAGTGTAACAAGAAATTTTCCTCCAATTAATTTATATGGTGATTTACATTTTTACTCTACAGGCATTTTAGATAGAACTTTGTTTGAATTCAGACTGAATGTGCAACAAGATGTAACGCAATTATAAAATAATCAATTCATTGTTTATTAATTCATAAAATCAATAAAAAAGTGTAAGTATAATATATGGTAGAATATAGCGTTCATGATATAGCTGATGAAATCTTTGCTAATGAATTTGATTATGATAGCGGTTATGCACAATTTTATTACATCTCAGGATGGATAGAAAATAATATTGGCTTACTTAATACTAAGATTTTTACAAATTATCGCGTTTCATATGGTTATGTTTATCCTACTGGCGAATTCAAGCAGGAAGAAAGAGCGATATATAAACAAATGTATTTGTATGAGTTTTATACAAAAAAGACTCGTCAAGTATTGCGTGGAATAGATTCTAGCGTTGATTTCATAACTTTGAGAGAAGGCGATTCAATGATTACTCGCACAAATAAAAATGAAATCGCTAAAACTTATCGTAGTTTAGCTAATGACGCTAAAGCCGAAATGGAGAAGTTGGTTGCCGCTTATAATATTTATATGGCTGGTCCAAAACAGGTCGCTGGTGAAGATGGATCTCCAATTTTTACAGGTTCTGGTTGGTATTATTATCCTTATGGATATGGAAATTATATAGTTTAATAACTAGAGTAAAATAAAAAACCCCAGTCTTTCGACTGGGGTTTTATTTTTGGAGGTTTATTAACCTAGTTTGCCAGTACCGAGCTTGAAGAAGTCGGTAACAATATTGTCAGCAGGATATGAGCCTGACATGAATACGCCATTTGCTGTATCGTTTGCGCCACCGAGTTGAATTCCGAATGTTAGATCAACTGTTTGATTATCACCAAGATTTTCAGAATATGTTTCTGATGTCAAAAGCGCTCCAGAGATACCGTATTTAACTTTACCACTTCCATTAGAATCATTTAATTGGATAGTAAAGTTATTTTTAGTAGCTGAAGTCAACTTATCAAAAAGATTCATTGTCTTCAATTCAGAAACAATAGCGCTTACTGTTACATTCATATTAATTGGAACATTAATAACTCTTGCGAAACCGAAGGTGTTTCCAAGACGTTGTAGAATTGTTCTAGTTAATGGAATTGTAAACTTGAATGATTGAATATGAGCTTTACCAGAACCATTTACATCAATCATACCATCAGTAGTGCTTGGTAGAGTCAATAAGATATCGCCAGGTCTTAAAGCTGTTACATTTGAAACTCCAGTTGTAAAAGCTCCAGATAAACCATAAGCTGCTCCAGATGAAGTTAACTTGATGGCGGGGCTTTGTGTGATATCGATAGCAGGAGAATAACCAGTGATTACTCCATTTGTATCTCCAGTAAGCGCGTCAGCTTTAATATTGAAAGCTTCAATTGTTACATTGGCTTTTGGAATAGCTCCAACTGTAGCATCGAAACCGTATTCGCTAATAAATCCATTGCCGATTCCAACTACAGTATTGGTATTAGCTGGAAGTGTTGAACTGGTTGTTCCAACTACGTCTTCGCCTTCTTGTACAGTAAGAATATAAAAATTGTTACCTTGTACATCTGCTAGAAGACCAGAAATAGATTGGCCCAATGGGTTGGTGTTAGCTGTATCAGTTGTATTATACATGTTGAATCCCAATAGTCTTTCATTTAGACCATCAGTAACATAATAACTGAAATCCAAACCAACTGTTGGGGATTCCATAACGATAGAATCAAGACGAGCTAGTTTACCGAACTCGTTGATATCTTGACGGTTAATTGTAAAGTTGAAATTACAATTTTGAACGCGATCTAGCTTCTTGAGTAGACTTCCTCCAGCTAGTAATTCAGTAGCAGTAGTTGGTCCAAAAGGTGCTGAAGTTTTTCCTTGACCGGAAACTTGGCATCCAGTTGAGCTAGGAGCGATAAAAAGCGCTTGACTTTGGTAAATTACACGATTTCTTGCCATATTTTTATTTGTTTAAAATGTTATTAGTTTTTACAGTATATAAGATATCTTGTGAAATTTTTATAATCTAGGATATCTGAAAGCCTTTATTTCGAAATCTATGAATCCGAAATATAAAATAGGATTTAATTCTTTGACTACATCGTCTTTTAATTTTGAAGTTTGAACGTCAGAAATAAATAGAGTTGTGTCTTTATATTGATTTTTTAAATCTAAATAGTTGTAACCTGTAGGATATAGTCCTGTTTTAATACCGCCAAACTCATCAATAGGATGTTTTGTCATCGGTATGATACTAAAAATTTCATTAAATGAATCAGCAAAAATACTTAATAAACCATCTAGTTGATATAAATTTTCACAAATAGCAACTATTTTTAAATGATTAGTGGTAACGTCTTCTCCACCAAATGAAAAAGGATCATTTTGAGTGGATTCTATAATTGAAAAAGTACAAGGAGTGACTGGTAGATATGGAGCAATTCCAGTTTCTATAGTTGTAAAACGACTATTACTTATGTATTTATTTTCAATAATGATCGTGTCTTCAGGTTCGCTGCTAACATAATTATTTATTTCTTTTACAGAATACGTTCCTGATATATTTAAATTTTTAGAAACCCCACTGTTAAAAATAACTCTTCCATTATCAAAATCTAATTTCATACCACTTGTGCCAGTTGGTAAGAAAGATCCATCAATTGTTAATCCGCTTGGAATAGTTGCGCCAGTTATGCTTTTATCGTATACCCATTGTTTATATGGCGATGCGTATATAACTTTATCACCACCAACTCTTGTGTCTATTTGGTTATAAAATTTTGTTGTATAAGTTTTGTATGCTTCGCCTTTTGTCATTACGAAGTTATCATGCCACAAACAAAAACTATTAAGTACATTATGGGAAAATGATGGTTTCATGTTATTTTTCTAAATTTTTTAGATCGTTATTAAATCTATTTATTAAATCTGAGATATATTTAGTATTTTGAAATCTTGCGCCAGATCTTACTGGTTTTTGAGATTGAACTCCTAGTCCTGATCTGCTGTTTCTTAATTTTTTAATATAATAGCCTAAACCTGAAATTCCAGTTTCTATGCCTCTAGCCCAACTTCTTCCACTAGCCCAAGGCATAGGAGTAACATCGAATATATCTTTGGGAGTTGGCGTATTAAAAATAACAACTGATTCAGCACCAAAAGTTGAATTCAATATTTTATAACTAGACTGTTCTAACAAAATTCTTATTGGAGATATGGGGTCAGTTCCTTTATCGAAACCAATAAATGAATACAAATTAGTAATTCCTCCTAAAGTTCCAGAACTATTAGGGGCATTTATATCTTGCATTCCAGCTATTATTTCTTGAGTAATAGGATGATTATCGAACTCTAAAAGATATTTATTTTTTATTTTTTCAAATTCTTTATCTATTGTGCTTTTTAAAGCTTTTTGATAATCTTTATCTTTTTGCAAATCTTGGAGCATTTTTATCCAGTCAGCGTTCATATCTTAGGGATCTGGCTTGAGGTAAATAGTGTAATATTGAACTCCTATTAATCCATGTGGTCTCAAAGAAGATATTAATACAAATCGTTTTCCATCGATATCAAAACGAATACCCTCTTTGATAAAATCATAATCAATTGCGCGTAATTTAATTCTAACAGAACCAGTAACTGTTTGCATTTTAAATTGACCTTCAACTTTAGATTCTGTCCAATAATCTTTTGTAAAATCATCGTTATAGAATATTCTTGCTTTAAATGTTCTATAAATTGGTGTATTTACATATGAGGTAGTTTGACCAGCAGTATTATATAATGGATTAAAATTAGGATCTGTGATGATAACTATTTGAGACGCTTCTTTATAAACAGTAATTTCGCGAGCAAACGTTTCATGTATATCATCAAAAGCAGCATTTAGCTGCTCCTTTTCGCTTGTTGATAATAAACTTGTACCCATATTTATGATTACACTGGTTGAAAAATAATAGAATTTATCTTATTATATTAAAAATTATGTCAAAGACTCTTTATAGTTTCAATATTTATAAAAGCGCCGAGGTAGAAGAAGATAAGACGGAGACGGTAACTAATGAACAAGGTGAACAAGTAATGCGCACTTATAAGGAAAAAGTAAAGAAGCAAATTCCAGTAGAGATTAATATTCTTCAGCCAAATAGAAAGCAAATGCAAGATGCTGATATGGAATTCAGTATTGAAATGAGTAGATGCATCAGAAGCGGTATTTTAACAAAGGCGATGTTGTTAAATAAATATAGTGATACTGGCGGTTTGATTAGCGATAGTGATGCAAAGATTATGGTTTCTGCCGCTGGAGAAATTGGAGATCTCCAGAGCAGACTAACAATTTTAAATCTAAAACCAGAATCAGAGCGAGATGAAGATTATAAGAAGAAGATAGAAACTGTAACTTCTGAGATTCTTCAACGTCGTAAAACTTTGATTGAAAAGGAAACTAGCTATATGACTTTGTTTAATCATACAGCAGATATCAAGGCTCAAAATAGAGCAATTCTTTGGTATGTACTAAATCTTACTCAATTTAAGGATAATAGTAAAAAGAATGCTGAATATGAATGGCTATTTCCCGGTAAGACTTTCGAAGCTAAGGAGACTGTAATGTTTGATTACGAAGAAAACAAAAATGAAATTTATGAAAAGTGTTATAGTAAGTTGGCTAGTATAATTAGTTATTGGTTTTTTACAAGCAATACTGAAAAGGAAGAGTTCGACAGAATTATTGGAGAAATAGATGGAACAATCCCAACAGAATAAGTACAAAAAAGCTTTTCGGGATATTAAAAACGGATTCTCTGAAATCAAGGTTTTAGAGAATCTTTTTTATTTAAAGCATTTGTCTTTGGAAGATCAGGTCGATATCGATCAGATCTACGATCATTATTTTAATGAAGCTAAGAGTCGCGGTGTTCCAACTAATGATGAAACTTTAAAACGACTTATTGAAGAAAAACAATGGTCTACTCGACAAGAATCATTAATAAAACAAGAAGAAGATTTTATTGATAATCTTAATAAACAAAAAAAAGTATTATATTTAAAATCTGAAATACAAAGAGTAAACGCTGATATAGAATCAGCGCAAAAACGATTGTATGACATTAAAAACACAAAAGCTTCTTTTTTTAATAGAACAGCAGAAAGTTATGCTGAAGAAAGAGTTAACGATTTTTATATTTTAAAATGTCTTTATAAAGATAAAGTTTTATTAAAACCAGCTTTTGAAGAAGATGAGTTTGATAATATAGATTCAGAAACACTAACTTGCATAATAAAACAATACTCAGAAGTATATAAAAATATAAATGACAACACGATTCAGTATTTAGTTTTGCAAGATTTTTTTAATTTGTACATGCCATTCGCTGAAAATCCTACTGAATTTTTTGGTAAGTCAGTTTGCGAGCTTACTTATAATCAGATAAAATTACTTATTTACGCTAGATTTTTTAAAAATGTTTTTCAGCAAAATGATAAAATGCCTCAAGACATCAAAAATGATCCTGACAAGATTATAGATTATGTAAATGCTAATGAAAATGCTAAAAAGACAATAGAAGAAAAAAACAATAAAGAAAATCAAGCTACTTCAATAGTTGGCGCAACTGCCGAAGATCTTGAATACGTCGGATTGAAAGCTAAAGGTCAAAAAACTCTTTCTTTAGCTGATGAAGCTAAGAAGAAAGGCGGATCTTTGAGTATGGATGACATGATGAAAATATTCGGATAATTAATAATTTAACGTGTAAATACAAGATATGGCAGTTCAAATTAATGTCGCCGCCAATCAAGCAGCATTAACCGCTTCTATTCAAGCTGGTGTTCAAGCATATAATCAAAAGTTTGCACAGAACAATCAGATTAATTTAAGCGTTAATCAACGCGCTTTCTCCCAACCTCTTGGAAGAATGACGGGTGACGTTAAAGACTTCGAAGCCGCACTCGCAGCTTCCAATGCTCGCGTTATTGCATTCGGAGCTTCTACTGCTGTTCTAGGTGGTGTTATCCGTAGTTTCAAAGAATTAGCTAATGTTACAATTGAAGTAGAAAAAAGTTTGGCAGATATTAATCGTGTATTCGGACTAACAACCAATCAATTACAGAAATTTAGTACAGATTTATTTAGTGTCAGTAAACAAACCGCTTCTACATTTGATGACGCTTCTAAAGCGGCTCTTGAATTTTCTCGCCAAGGTTTAAAAGCTGAAGATGTTTTGGTAAGAACTAAAGATGCGTTGACTTTAACAAGATTGGCTGGAATTGGAACTGCAAATGCTGTTGATGCATTGACTTCAACTGTAAACGGTTTCGCTTCAACTGGAATAACTACAACTCAAATATTAAATAAGTTGGTGGCAGTTGAACAAGATTATGCAGTAGGGGCTGGTGATTTGGCTGAAGCTCTATCTCGTACAGGACAGGCTGCTCAGGAAGCGGGTGTTAGTCTTGATCAATTAAATGCATTAGTTACTGCTGCTCAACAAAGCACTGCAAGAGGTGGCGCAGTAATTGGTAACGCATTGAAAACAATTTTTACCCGTTTGCAACGTAATGATACTCTTGATCAACTAGAAGCTTTTAATATAGCGGTTAGAGATGTAGAAGGAAATACATTACCTGCTGTACAAATATTACAAAATTTTGCTGGAGCTTATAAAGGTTTGGCTGATGCTCAAAGAGCGCAATTATCAGAACAAGTTGCCGGTGTTTATCAAGTCAACATATTAAAAGCAATTGTTGGAGATTTAAATAAATCTCAAGGAGTTTATGCAGGAGCTTTACAGAGAGGCGCGTCTGCAACAAATGAAGCTGAAGTCGCAACTGCTAAATTGAATCTAACTCTTGATGCATTATTAAAACAAACTGCCACTTCAACTCAACAACTAGCAAATAATATTGGTAAAGTAACATTTGAGCCATTAGCGAAATATGGCGCACAGCAGTTGAAATCATTCGTTGAAAACATAAATGAAGTTCTTGAAGGAGAAGGTGCCGGTTCTACTTTTGCAAATGGCTTATTGAAAGGCATCCGTAATGTAATAGCTGGTCCAGGTGCCATTGCTGCTTTCTTTACTCTTTTCAAGTTAATACAAAATTCTTTTACTTATCTTAGTCAGGCTTTACCTCAGATTGCTGGTATCACCACCGAAACACAAAATAGAAAAAATATTGAACAATCTATTTTGCAAATAATGCAGCAACAAGGGCCAGCGGCACAAGCTCTTTCTGGATTGATGGGTAATCAAGCTGCACAAGCTCAATTATTACTTCAAATAGCAAGACAGCAGACAGCAGAATATCAAATGCAGTCAACTCTTGCTAAACAACTAGCTGCTCAATTAGCTGGGCAAGGAGTAAGAGTAAAAGGATCTGGTGGATTACAAGTAAATCGCGCAGGAGGTTATATTCCAAATGCCACAAGAATGGCAGAAGTTGTTGGCGCACAAGCTGGTGGTTACGCTCCCGGTCAAGTAGTAAATTCTCCAGTTGGTGGAGTAATGAATACCGCTGAAAGTGTTAAATATATTCCCGGTTTCGCTCAACCTTTTATTAATCCTCCAGCAAATTCAGATGCTGGCCGCGCACATAGACAAAATGCTATAAATAGAACAGGTGTTGATCCATATATGTATGGTGGATTTATACCTAATTTTGGATTAAAAACATTAGGTACAGTTAGAAGTAGAGAATGGGCTAGTAAAACCAAACAAACTAATCTTGTTACATCAAAAACTAATACTGGTCCAAAATATGATGATCTTTTTGCTGCAAATATCGTAAAAAAACAATTTGATCTGCCATATGGTTTTTTTAAAAATATGGCAAGAACAATAGTTGGTGAAATTTATAATGATAAAAATCAATTACAATCTTTTATAGATCAATATAAAAATAAAGTTGATCCTTCATCTTTAGCAAAAACAGAAACGGCTTTAAAAAATATTAAAAATACAGCTGGGTTTAGTAATGCTCTCAATCAAGTTCAAGGCTTGCTTGGGGAAGCTGAAGCTTATGACGAATTAAAACAAGATGGATATACAAGTGCAAAAGGTAATCAATTTTTTGATTTATCCGCAAAAGATGGAAGATTTGCTGAAGTAAGAACTAGACAAAAAATTTCTATCAATGATATTTTTCAAAAAGCTATTTCGCAATATTTAAGTACAACAAATCAATCTTATCGTAATACTAATAATGATTTTATTGATGTTGGTTCTTATGATGTAATAAGTCCATCTGGATCGCCTTTTTTTTCAAAAGGTTTTATACCTAATTTCGCTCCTCCTACAAGTGCAATAAGAGTTCCTTGGTTTAAAAAATTTGGCAATTCTGCTTTTGATGCTATTCAACCTACTTTGGGAATATCTAAAGCAAGTGACGTAGATACTTTTAGACAAGTTAATTTCAGAAGCAGTGCTAAAGGTGCAGACAAGGTTGGAGATAATAATATTTTCGCTCCATTGTATGAGGATTTTGTGTTTAAAGCAATGCAATTGGTTTCTCAATCAAAAATTAAAGATCAGTTAATTAGAGGTTATGCATTACAACCTGGAACAGATCAAAAACAATCAGCATTTGATGCGTTTTTAGGAGATATAGCTCTTGAATATAAAGGTTTTCCAAAAGCAAATTTAACTGGTTCTATTTCTGGAAATTTAAACGACAAATATGAAAGATTTGCTAAAGCTAATCCTGCTGGTGCAGCTAAAATAAAAGAATCAATAATTACATTTAATGAATTAGGACATGAGAATCAATTGCCTTCCGCATTTGGAAAAACTTTTTCTCAACTTGCAGGAACAAGCTATTCTCAAATGGCTAAAAGTAGTCCTGATCTTGTAAAAGGATTATCCGCAGAAACAAATAGCTTATTAAATAGTTATGTAAAAAATCCTGCATTCTTAGCGATGGCTTCTGCAAATGGTTTTATTCCTAATTTTGCTGATTTTATAGATGTAGACACTTTGACTAAAAATTCAGTTCATTATTCTGGCGACTTAATGAAGTTGATAAAAGATATTGAATCTTCTATTGGTCGTAATTTAAGTTCTGGCGAACTAAGATTTTTATCAAGTCCAAAAACAGATTTATCAAAGCTAAATGATCCAAAAGTATTAAATAGATTTATAAATTCAGAAAGAAAAGGTGGCTTCGCTGGTTTCGCCAAAGGATTTCTTCCTAATTTTGCTTATAAACAAGCAGTAATGGGCTTAGAAGAAAGTATGAGCGGCAATAAAGCTATCTTTGATACAAAACCTTTTCCACATATTAGAAATAGTAGTCAACCAACATTTAGTTCCGCAATAGCTGATCACGGTGGTTTAGGTAATGCATTGAGTGATTCAATGAGGGGTCAAAAAGCCGCTGGATTGATGCATGGAGGATTTATTCCAAATTTTGGAAATAGTAGATCAGCTAGAAGAAAAATGGCGAGAAATCAAACCCAAAGCCAATCTCAAAATGAACAATCTGGATTTGATCCTGCTATTCTACAAGCTGAAGCAGAAAAAATTGCTAAAAACGTTGTTAAAAAAATGAAATATGCTTACGATTATATAGGTGTTTTCGCGGCTGCTTTTGCAGATACGA